CCGCTGACGATGTGAAAGCAACTGTCTGTTGTACATTCCCTGCGGCCGAACCATTGAGTGTCAATGTTGTCAGTCTACGACCTAATACATAATTATCAGATAATGCTCTGTCACAATTGCTCGGTGACCAGTTCGCCGTAGTCAAATCTTCACTATCAAGAACTAAATTCTCAGCCTCATCCCCAAACCAATCACCATTCTTATCTCTTTTTGTCCCGGTTCCATAGTAAGGTATATAATCGGCACTCTCCAATTGTGGTGGATAGTCCTCAAGCCTGAAGTCTGCAAAGAGATGTGGATCTCTATTCTTAATCGATTCTTCTGTGTAAGCTTCTATATTTTGAGCACTTACTAAATTATGAGCCATTAGTGTCTCCGCTTAGACTTATTAACAGCACTGACAGCGTGATTGGATAATCCCATGTCTGATATCACAGTCCCTGCTATGTTTTGGTTTACCACGGTAATGATATCTCCACCGCCACCACGAGAACCCATGGTTCCTACTCCACCGAACTCTTCTGGGCCATTCATGGCAAATCCATGATAATTTCCTGATCGTAGTCCTCTTCCAATAACAGGTTCATTTAATACTCCACCACTGTCATGTGAGGCAAAAGTGGCATCAGACCACATAGAAGAGTCTGAAGACGATGACGATGACGATGATGAGGATGATCCTCCAGTTGTTCGTCTATCTATTTCAGCCTCTAGTCCTACTTTTCCTGCACCTATTCCAAGTTTTGCTAATATGCCTCCTCCTAATTTCCCCCATCCTACTGTTCCACCTGAAAGTATTAAACTTTCCATTCCAGATGCAATAAGCATATTAGCCATTTGATCAGCAATATCTAAAATTGCTGCTGTTCCTGCTAATGCAAAAGAACTCCATAAGTTCTTCATGTCAAAGTCTAATTGTTGCATTTGTACAAATATAGTAGCAAAGTTATCTGCAAATGCAATAGCAGTTTCAGTACCAAAATCTATTTGTGCATCAGTTATAGCTTTTTGTTTTTCAGTTAAAGTATCATATGTTTTAGCAACACCTAACATTCCTTGTTGCCATTTAGTGGTAGTGATAATAATTGGATTTAATCCAACATCTAATGCCTTCATATCATCCATTATTGATGCCATCGGTGCAGAAAGACGATTTTTTATTGTAGAAGCATTTGGTGAAATTCCACTTTCTTGTGATAATGATTCAGGCATAGTTTTAGGAAACTTAAATGGGGTTATTTTTTTAGATACTTTAGGAATCATATTTAAAATTCTAAGTAATTCATCACCAAATTCCCCTAATTCATTTTTCCATTCACCTATAAGTCCTTTAAAATACTCAGCTTCTTTATTTGTTATTTTAATAGAAGCATCTAATTTATTTTCCCCATCCAATAATTTAAACATGTCCATTACAGCGGTTTGAAAATATTCCCGCATTCCTGTACTGTTTAATGTGCTTTCTATATTACCTACACTTATAATAAAATTTCCAGCAAATGTAGACATTTCTGTATTGTATTGTTCACTTAATTCTAATATTTTTTCTAAATTAGGTGTTATTGACATTAGTGCTTCACGATATTTTAAATTTAGACTTATCTTTTTTTCACTTGCAATTGCTTCCATTTCCTCATCACTTAAATTTTGGTTTGCTATTAGTTTAAGTGCAGCAGCTTGATTTTTTCTTTTTTCCCCTAAGTCTAACAACCGTTCAGATTGTCCTATTAGTGTTTCATATTTTTGAGATTCCATAACAAGTATATTATATATATCTTGTTCTCCTTCAGTTGCAGCAATTGTTCCTGTTTCAAATCCTGTTCTAAATGTTTCTAAATCTATTTTATTCTTTTTTAATTTAAATCTATTATATGCCTTTAGTCGCTCTTCAAAAAAATCATCTAATGCTGTATTTACTTCAACTACAGTTTCTTGATAATTTCTAATAGAATCTGATGCAGCTTGTGTTTGAGCATCAACTGAGTAGTTTCCTGCTCCCCCTTGAATTATTTTTGCATTTCTGGCAGCTTCTGTTGTTTCTCTTAATCCTTTTGTAAATGCAATTAGTGATACAGTAATTCTTTTTAAAGCTGGAAGTAATGGATCTACTACAGCGACCCCTAGTAATGAAACATTATCTTTTAATGTTGTCATCAATCCTTTTAAAGTTTTAGATTGTCGTTCCATCATACCAGTAAATTGTCCAGTACCAGATGTCATTCCAACCATAGCTTTATTTAATACATCAAATGTTACTTTTCCTTGTTGTAACATATCAAATAAAACATCATTAGTTACACCAAATTCATCTGCTAAAGCCTGTATAATTGGCACACCAGCAAATATGAAACGGTTAATTTCACGCATAGATGCTTTGCCTCTAGCTTGAACACGTCCAAAAGCATTTACTAATGAGTCAAGTTTTTCTTGATCACCTTGTGCTAAGTCTCCAAGCATACGCATTTGTTTAATAACAACTTCAGAATCAGATCCAAAAGCAATAAGTCGTTGTGCCCCAGCAGCTAATGGCTCAAATTGTAATGGTGTTTCAGCAGAAAATTCTTTTATTTGACTCATTAGATTATGAGCTTTTGTTGCAGATTTTAAAAGTATTTCAAATGATAATCCTATTTGTTCGAGTGATGCAGCATAACTGATAGAACCTACTATTGCATTTTTAATAGTACGAGTAAGCATTGTAATACCCATAACTAAACCAGCACCAGCTAGTATTTGTCTTGTAACAGAGCCAAACATACTACCCATTTTATTTCCGGTAACAGTCATTCCTCTACTAGTTGTTTGGAGTTTAGTTAATTGTGCATTTAAAGTTGCCACGCCTTGAGCATTTACTTGTACTACTAATGTTGCAATATCAGCCATAATGGTTTCCTTTTATTTAGACATTTTATTCATATGTTTCTGTACGGTTCCTTCAACAGCCCTGTCTATAGCCATTATTCCTTTACATTCCCATATATCTAATATTGCACCAGTTATGTCACAATATGCTTTAATGTCTGAATAAGTTATCGGATTTCCTTGTCGTAGACTCCAATAGTGTTCCCATAAGTATACACCGTGTGGTGATATTATAGGTGGCTCCAACTTTGGATGTGGGTTCCCAGAAGATTTCTTCATCTGGGAATATATTTTTCTCCAAGTTGAGCCATCTTTTAACGGCAGATCTAGTTTAACTAAGTTAATAGCTAATTCTTTTAGATCTTCAACTAACTCGATAAAAAATTTTCACGATCACCTATGAACTCTTCCACTTGATCTCGTAATAGTGGTAAGTCAGTGTATAACTCTTTTGCTTTATCATAAGAGAATACAACTTCTTTTCCATTATCAGTAAGTCCACGCCAGCCTGTGGTGCATCGTGCTAATCGTTCAATCATTTCATCTTCTAAAATTTCAGCAGTAATCGATTTCTTTCCACCACGTTGTGCATGTTTAAGTCTTCGGTTCTGCATTTCTTTCTCTGCTTTTCTAAACTCATCACTATCAATACCAACTACTGTTATAAAGATATCTGTGAGTTGTCCCGCTGCATCTGTAATTTGTACTTCTGCTCCTGCATTAGAAGCAGTCTTCGTATCCAGTTTTCCCAATTCCATTGTTCTTCTCCTTTTTCTTTGGAATATTATGCAATTCTACTAATAGTTATATTAGATGAATTATCTGTTTTATATAAAGATTGAAAATCAAAAGTTTGTATAATTGCTCCATCATCTGATACCGGCTCTGAAGCTGCTGTGTATTTTATTCTATGAATAGTAAATGCATACTCATCACCAGAATCAGGGCCAAGTAAATTGATTTGAAGTGTTGACTCAGTTTCGGCATTAAACTTATCCCAGAGAGTATCATTCTTAAAAAATGCTGTGAATGAACCACTTACATTGCTTCTACCAAAAGACATTTCTATTACTTCATCATCACCTAATGCATAGTTTGGTGTTATTCCATTATTTATATTTAATGTTAATGAAGAAAGATGTGTTATTGCTGTTCCTGCTTCTTCGAAGTTTGCAGAATAAGTATCATATGGTGAGGTTGTATTAGCAGCACTTAATCCAGCATCTTTTGGTGCTTGTGCTAATGTTGCTCCTTTACCTAAAAAACCAAATGAATAAGTTATCATTGATTCTGGATTTAAATTTAATGTAAATGAGTTTACTACAAGTCCTGTATATTGAAAATACTCAGCTATATCAACAAACCCCTTTTCAAATGCATAACTATAAAAAGAAGTACCTTGTTGAAGTATACTTGCAGATATAGTTGTATCAGTTCCTGCTGCTAAAGCTGTTACTGAATCAGTTGCTACTAAGGTTAATGTACCTGCTGCCACTGTTGCTATAGTATAATTACCATCATTAGCATGTCCACCATCAACAGCAACAGTTATTTTCATTCCAGCTTTAAATCCTGCATCTACAAAACCATTATCAGTATCAGTTATTGTATCAGGATTACTATCTACAAAAGCTATTGTATCAACTGCCCCTGTTGTAACAGCAGCAGACCATGCAGATCCCATTGCACCTTGAAGTAATGTATCCCATTCACCGTGTATTAACTCACAACTAATATCACCGGCAGGGGCTAAATTACCATGTCGTAATTCCATTAACTCTCTTCCGCTCTTTAATTCATCTGAAAGAAATGTATTTTTTGCTAAATCTAATGTGTTGCCAGTAGTTCTTAAAAGTGTTAAATCTGCTGGTATTGTGCCAAAAGTAGCCTCTTCTGCGTATGCTATATATGTTTGTGAGCCATCGGCATATAATGGTGTTAATGCCATAATTTATTCTCCTTTAAGCTGAATCATCTCTAGATACAGTCATATTTGATGTATCGCCTGTACTATATAATGCTTGAAAATCAAATGTTTGAATTATAGAACCATCATCACTAACAGGAGTAGATGCTGCTGTATATTTTACTCTATGTAATGTAAAAGTATAATCTAAATCAGTAGCGGCTGGATCATTAATAACAATTACTATAGCTACTTCTGTTTCGCCATTAAAAGCATCCCATATTTTATCGTCTTTAAATAGACACGTGAACGATCCACTTATATTGCTTCTTCCAAGTGACATCTCGATTGGTTCGTTACTTGCAAGTACATAGTTTGGCGTCACGCCATTATTTATATTTAATGTAAGTGATGTTAAATAAGTAAATGCCCCTCCAATTGCTGATTCTGTAAAAGAAGCACTCCAACTATCATAAGGAGAGCCGGTTTGTGCAGCAATTAGCGTATCAGGAGGTGCTTCTGCACCATCAATACTAAGTTGTGTTAATTCTGTATCACCACAAAGAAACCCAATAGATCCAGTAATCATTGATTCAGGACTGAAGTTTAAACTAAATGTATTTACAACACACCCAGTAAATTGAAAATATTCAAGGATATCATTAAACCCCTTTTCAATTGTGAATGAATACAATCCTGTGCCCTGGATAAGACCGAATGGCCCTCCTCCTGTCCAAGCGGCTCCCATAGCAGCGGCTAAAAAAGCATCATACTCTTTGTGGATAAATTCAAAACTAATATCTCCTGCTGGTGTTAAGTTTCCATGTCTCAGTTCCATTAGTGCACGATCATTTCTCAACTCATCTGAGAGAAATGTATTTTTTGCTAAGTCTAATGTATTACCTGTATTCCTTAGAAGTGTTAATGCTGGTGCTACTGGTTCTGTATTAAATGCTACCTCTGCCTCATAAGCTAAATACGATCTTGCTCCATCAGCATAAAGTGGTGTTAATGCGGCCATAATATATTCTCCTTTCTAGATATATTCTTATATTTAATTATCAACATATGCCTTCCATCTTATAGATACCGGCACAGTGTAATAACTCTGTGTTTCTAATGCGGGGGATTTCCAAGATTTAATTATCCGTACTAATGTAGTACCATATTCCAATTCATCACCTCTTTTAAAAGCTGCTAAAATAGCTTCTGCATATGTTCTCGATTGATAATCCCCTTCTTTTAATCCAATCGGTGCCCATATACTAACTTGATAAATTCCCCTTAAACTATTCTTTCCATTTATTCCAAGTTCAATTATCTGTGTTTCTGCTGGCATAAAATCCACTTTTACAAATGGGGTATCCTCAGCAACATCAGTTTCAGGATTAAATGGTTTATTCTCCCATGCAACAGCATAACCGAGTGTAACTAATTTAGTATTAAGTGCTGCTTGCACATTATTAAAACTCATACACTCCAACTTCCACCAGATTCAACACTTATAGTGTGGTTTAAAACCATATCTGGCCACCGTTCAACATTCATACGAACCATTCCTTGTGGTGCTTGTTTAGAAAACCCACCGGAAGATCTTATTTCATATCCCTTTCCACCATAAGGAACCATCCAAGTTCCTCTTACTGGATCAGGTTCATACCATCCATATTCAAGATGTGATATATATGGTAAACTGTTAGACAAAAACATGGCTGGATAACCAGCTTGACTATTTGCTTTTACAAAATTCAATACTGATCTTATTTCATTAACAACCATTGCTCCAGTCTTTGACTTATTCTCTCTAGTGGCTCTTATAGGTTCAGAAATAGAAACCATCCAGTTAGCTCTTGCTCTACCTGTTAAAACAGGAGTTGAATATACAACACTACTGAATAAATCCATTACTGACTTTTTATAAACGGCAGCTACCTTACCTTGAGTTTTATTTACAAAATTAGTTATTTCTACTGCAAAATTATCTCTAATAGTTGCCATTATCCTCTTACCACCACATTATAAAAAATAACCGTCGAAGCTGGCTCCAACGGACTACAATCAATAACCAGTTTATCTTCTCCTTCTAAAGTTATCTTATCCTTACCCACAACAGGTTCAGATGTAAGTCCAACACAAAGCAATCGTCTATCATTTCGTTGTATACGAGTGCCTTCTATTGGCTTAGTTATTCCACTTGAGTTTATAATTGCGTTCATTCCAACTTCAAGTGCGTATCCATTAACAGATGTATAAGTGGCTGTAGCATTCCTTCCTAATACCGGATCAAATGCCCCCCCAGTGAATACTTTGTGTGTAATAGCTTTTCCATTATCAGTTATCATGTTTAATGATAATGTTTGCATGTTCGTATAATTTATAGCCATTACACTCTATTAACCTTTAAAGAAGATGCCCCTCCAACCACACCAATGGCAACGCCTGATCCCATCAAAATTTGATCGATGTGGGGGAATGTTTTTGTAGGAGAAGCACCCTTAAAATATTCTACTTCTATTACATCTACTTTTTCTCGTTTAATTCCACCACCTCTATCGAGATCAGGAACTAAATCAGTTATGTCTGTGCCTTCCAGTATACGTCCCGCTGCTTCCGCTGTAGCGTTAGCTATGTTGGCGTCAGCGATCTTTTCGGGCAAACCTGTAAGATAATACCCATTTTTGTCATATGCGTTCGTTCTCGGCCATTCTAATGCTTGTGTCGAAGCTGACTTATAACCGGGGAACCGGTAATGTGTGTCGATATACTGTGTTGCTTGAACTAAAGCTGATTGCATATCAGCATCAGCTTCACCAGAATAATCAGTTCCTCTACCATTCCAGTAATCAGTTAAATCTGATATTGAAAGATAAGAATTTGATGCTGTTAGTCCGGTTCCGTCTTCAACTAAAAAAGTAAAAGCCATTCAATACCTCTATTTAAGCACCAGAGTCTTCAGAATACCAGAAACCACTAAGTCCTAAATTTGAGGCTGTTACAGCACCAATATTTTCTGCTGTTAGGACGTAATCTGTTTCAGGTAAAAGAACAATTTCATTTTCTGATGAACCACCGCTACCACCAGATTTCGTAGATGTTCCACCGGAACCAACATTGATTTGAGTAAGCACTATTGATCCAATATTTATAGTTGCATCTCTGGCGGCTTCCACATCACCGATTAAAATCTTAGTTATTGTTAAATAACCTTCAGTCCCGTGTGCTTCTTCTGTATCGTTATTCAAGTCGTCTACATATGATTGTGCTAGTCCATCAATGCCCGTTCCAATAACAGCTATTTTCTTTGTACTTGCCCCGCTACAATCGTGAGTAGGAACAAGGCCTTTGACGTCTTGATTAACTGCTGATGGTGTTACAATGCCAGCAGAAAGTGCCGCTGGTGCTATAGTTGTAATATCTGCATTTGCAGAACCTTCTTGAATTGTTATAGTTCCTACACAAGCTGCTGATAATTCAACACCGAGTATTGTTTCCCAAGTTGTAATTACAGATGGCATAACAGTTGTTCCATCAGCTGTATCAAGAGCAATTGTTTCACTTGTTACTGTAGTAGTTGCTCCGGTTATTGTTCCATAAACTGTAACTGATTGAGTGATATCTAATGCTGAAGATGAAAGTATCTCTACTGTATCCCCCGCTGGTTGATTAGCAAAGTCTCCACCGGCTGTAGCACTACAAATATCAGTTGTGAGTACAGGTGTTACACCTGTCCAAACTTTCATTGTTGGAAGATATGATGTTGTTCTTCTATTTTGATTATTATTTTGAGGAAATAACTCAGTTCCTCCAGTAAAAGAGGCAACTTGTAATAGACGAGAACGTCCTAAATTAGCCGAAGATGAAAATGTAGTAGGTCTAAAGTGAATATATTTAGCAGTTGATGCAGGGGTTGTGAGTCCAATATAACTTACACCCGCTGATGCTACCGCTGAAAATGTATGATTTATTACAAACCCTTTTCCTTGGTGAATATAATTATGGTCGGATGTTATACCTGTTTGAAATCCTGTAAACTCTTCTTGACTGTCTAACAGTAATTCTGTTGGGCTTGCCATGTGTGTCTCCTTAGTCTTAGATAATATTTGTGGCCACAAAAAGTGACCACATTATTTTTCTATTAAACTGTTGTTGCTATTCCACCAGCACCAGTTGCAGTAGCATCTGAGTTAGCTACATATATAATATTGTTTCCACCAACAGAATCCCAAGCTGCCCATCCGAAGAGGGAACAAGAGTCCATCAGTATGTAACCTGAGGGAAACGCTGTTCCAATAAATGCACTTGTTAGTGCCGAAGCACCATTTGCTTTCCAGTTGATGAAAGAACACCGTTTGAAGATCTCCACTCCACCACAAGCCGTGTTAGATTCAGATTTGATCGCTCCATGTCCAGCCGTGATTGATTGAGAAAGAATAGTACAATCAATCCAATGATTCTGTCCATTTCCGTTTACAAATGAAATACATCCATTAGCCGCCGCTTTCGGAACAGTTTGCCCACCGATAGTACATCCGTAGAATGTGTTCTCACCCGCACTGTTCATTCGAAGATCGAACGCACTCGCTGATGCCGCTGGAGTAGCATTAACCGCTCCATAGATTTGACATCCACTAAATACGTTTCTGTTACCAGAAATCTCGATTGCTCCTAATGAAAGCACATTAGCATCTTCATTACCGAAAAGGATATTGTGAAACGAGTTGTTTGAACCAGTTAAATATATCATTCTTGGCATATAAGTTGTTATGGTTGTCGCACCAGCCGCAACTGCCGCTTCAGGAGTAAATGTAGATGCCGCACAAGTCATTGTCCCTGCTGTAAGTGTCGTAATTATTGCCACCCCATCATTTAAGTTCGATGTAGAATCAATACTAATACAATTTCCTACTTCAAATCCTGCTGTTATAAATCCACTTGCTGAGTCAGTTATTGTAGTTGCTGTTGGAAATGCTAAAGTTGTAAGAGCACCAGTTGTTCTTTTAACAGTGGTAACTCTTGCTCTTTGCCCCATCATTCCACCAGCACAAATACCAACTACTGTGATTCCCCATTTGCTCCAAGTTATTGGAGTGTCTAAGTAAGAACTGGTTGTTGAACCAGAAACTCCACTTGACATAAGCACAATTCCATCACCATTACCAGTCGTACATTTTCCGTAAGCTGTTTGAAGATCAGCAACAGCCTTATCCATATCCCTGCCTGTTTCATCATTGTCCCCATCTTCGGGATCGACAAAGTACCAATTTCCTTTAATAAAAGGAAGTTGACTATTCAGTTGCATCTGGTTTAAATCAGGATGTATCCGATGTCTTTGTCTGTCTTTAAGGGTTATAATTCCCATAATTTATTCTCCTTGTTTTTCGTTTATAAGAATAATCAACTTATCTGTTGGAATATTATTTTGAAACTCTACTCCAAGTACTGATGCTTTTTGTTTCAATTCATCACGGCTTAGTGGTGTTTCTTCGGGAGATGGTTTAATTTCTCCCGCTTCTTCATCTATTTCCGGTTGATCTATTTTACTCTCTTCTTCGTGAAAAACATCCTCCACAGATTTAATTTCTTTTTCTTTTCCCTTTTTTATACGAACTTCGTCTTCTAAGTCTAGCAATTTTTCCAATAGAACTTGAAAGGCGGACTCAATTGCAGTCATCCTTTGTTCCATTTTTACATTAGCCGCCAAAAGCCGTTCATTCTTTATTCTGCTCGTATCCATCGTAAATGCCATATTTGTTCACCTCTTCCTTTTTTAGCTCGATGTTTTCAGAACAGCAAATCCCATGTTCTTGGCACTTGCCACAACACTATCCCATTGAGCAGCAGCCGCTAATTCAACATCTGTTGGGAAGTCATCGGCTACGCCAGCTTCTACCCATGCACACCCCATTGGGTGCATAGCGAATACTCTACGTGTGAATAGTTCAGTTGATCCACCAGAAGCGGCGGGAGTTCTGGCTACTTCTGTAGGAACATATCTTTCAAAACTTTCAGCAAAATTAAATGCTCCAGCTTTAAATAAGATTGTCCAATAAACTGTACCGCCGACAATAAGTTTGTCATCCACAATAACTGATTTTCCAAGATAAGTCCCAAACCCAATATTTTGTTCTGAGTCGGGTCTGAAGTCGATCAGGTCGAGTTTTTGAAGAGTAGTATACGGTACGGAGTGCATTGCAATGGAATTGAATCCATCATTCATGTCACCGAAAAGAGCATTAGTATCGATAACTGCATTTGAGTTAATACTTGTCGTACCTTCTCCAGTAATGTCTTTTACTAATGTTCCACCATCATTATCAACATTGTCTGTGATAACACCTTGAACTGATTTGAAAAGTACGTTTTGATAATTGTAGTCCCAGAAATCACCAAGCAGTTCCATAGTCGCTTGAATTGGACTGTCACCAGCAAGAACTGCCGCAACGTCACCTTGTCCAAACTCTTTTTCACGGAACTGTCTCCGCACGATTAACTGACCAGCGTCAATATTTCCGGGAGTTAGTGTATTTCCTTCTACGACTGGTGTAGCCGCCGCCGATATAACGGTATTGCTTTTCCAGAATGGGGTGTTGAATACTTCTGCTCCCCCGTCAAGGTTCATTTTCAGCAAGGGGTCAGTAACTACGATGCCACTCTTCCACACTGCTGATTTGTAAATCGATCTTTCTTTAGCATAATCATCATATACTTCCGGTACTACGACATTTGCTATTGTTGTTGAAGCCATTTGATTCTCCTTTTACAAAATGGTTTTAAGATTTCACATTTTGATCACGGAGTTTTCTATAAAGGTCTGGATTTTCTTTGTAGAGATTAGTTCTCTCAGTTAGATCCATATCTTTGTAAGCTTTCGTTGCGCCGCCCCGAAATTTCGAACTCCCTTGATCACCGCCACCAGTATTTACCGGGGCTTTAACGTAAGGTTTACTTGTTTCGGACTCTGCCCAAAATTTAAAAAATTCTTTGGATGGTAAAACTTGATCATCTTCATCTTTGATATGAACGATTCGATTGTCTAATTCGTCAAGTTCTACGGTGGCTCGGCCACGGAAGGCTTGTTTCAAGATTGATCTGTGTTGCTCTGCTACATTACAGTCATTGAATTGCTTCTCTAATTCATTATCGACCAGTACTGAATCAAACTTAACACTTAATTTACTTTTTTCTTCTTTTTCTGCACCTAATTCAGCTTTTACCTTGTCAATTTCTTTCTGCCAGAGTATTTCTTGCTTTTTTTTGAGTAATTCGAACTCTTCTTTCATCTTTACAGCATCAGGATTCTTGCCACCGTTAAGAGTAAATTCTTCTAATTTCTCTTTCATTTCGGCAATTTCATCAAGATCTACGTCTTCAAACTTCTCTTGAAACTCTTTAAGTTCTGCTTGAATTTTCTTCTTTTCCCCTAACAACTCATCTTTTTTTACTACCAGCTTATTGGTGTGTTCAGTAACAGCCGCTTTAAAGCCTGTATCTAATTCATCCCAATTAGCATCCTCTACATCTTTAAACGCTTCCTTTAGCTGTTTAAAAAATCTCTCTAGTGCATCCATAGTTTATTCATCTCCTTACTATTGGTGTCTATTTTTTCTTAGGTGGTCTTCCACCCTTTATTATCTCATCGTCTTTCATGCCCAGTTCTTTCAGGGTCAGTGTTTTCTGTTTATTGTCTGTGAAGTTTGTTACCGGGGTTCCTTCTTTAAATAATTTATATCTATTTGCTCCCAATACTTCTTTTTGAAATGTTGATGATTGGGTCTTGAGCCAATCATTATATTTTAATGAAGTTGGAACCTGTCCGTTCATCGATGCCCGTGTTCCCGGTGCAACTTCTGCTCTATCTATTCCTAATTCTTTCCATGAGTAAGTAACAGGGACAGTGGTGCTTCTGCAATTTTGGTGGGCTGGCGGGAATTGCTCTCTGGGCAATGTGCTTTGTTCGGGTGCATTATAATACCATACTCGTCCATCTAATCCCATACAGATATATGTTGTTCGCCCATCTAAAGTCGAAACCCACTCATACCCTTTAACAACGTCATCATTTGCCTCATACACTGCCTTACGTGCCATAGAAGCCGTGTGCTGTATTGCTGTTCGTGCAAGTGTCCCTGCCTGTCTACGTGTGGCTACAATGACTCCATCAGTAAATCGGAGAGATTGTGTCCCTCTGATCTCCCGTGTAAGTTCTTGAATTGTAGCCCCTTCGGCATACCCTTGATTGATTACTTTGGTTATCTTAGTTACTCTACTTTTCCCTAATCGAGCGACCTGATCTCTTAATATCTCCCCTTCAAATGGATGAGATATTATCTCCGAATAAATCGAACCAGAAGCAGGGATAGTCAAAGCAACTCCCATTTCAAAAGGAATTACTTCATTCATCAGGTTTACTTGAAACCCTGCTTCATATTCCCCGAACTCTCTGGCAGTTCCTCGTATCCGTTCATTATAGGCACTAATATATTCTTTGTTAATATTCCGTATCTTTTGTATAAGTGCTGCTTTGGTGGCCTTTGTGAGCCGAACCCCGTTCACTGTCTTCAATGCATTTATGGTGTCAATATCATATTGACTTAATAACCTAATTATTTCTTTAATTTCTTGAGTCTTAAATCGTTCTATGTAAATTGAATGAGATATACTTCGTTCTTGAAGTATCTCATTGACAGTGGGTATATTACTTTTAGCCATCTATTTTTCTATTAAACCCACACCATGCCTTCTATTTCAGGATCGTCGGGAAGTTCATCTCTGCCTACAAAATATTCACATATTAAGTTTGGGCACGTTATATTATCAGGGTCTGCTCCACTCGCATCTTTGCCCCTAACATTAAATCCACCGGTTACACGTAAATAATGAAAGT